TCTAAATTAAAAACAGCGGTCACTGGCAAAGTCAAACCAGGATCAAAAGCTGCCAAACGACGTAAATCATATTGTGCAAGAAGTGCAGGACAAATGAAAAAATTTCCAAAGGCTGCGAAAGATCCTAATTCAAGACTAAGACAGGCGCGTAGAAGATGGAAATGTTAAATGAGAAGATCAATACTAGACGCACTAAGAGCTAGATACGAAGCTGAAATAGCAGAAGCAGATGCAACTGCAAACATCTATTTAGATAACTCAGTTGGTATCGGAGAACACCCACAACATCTTGAAGAAATAAATAAACAAGTTGAAAAAATAGCTAATGCAAAAGAAAAACTAGATGTATTAGATGAATTTGAACCAGAAAGAGGAGAAAAATTATAATGGACTTTATCGAGAAAATTAGAAAAATAATTAAAATGAGACACGATGATGTAGTAGTTGCAATGACATCTGGAGGTGTTGACAATATGGAAAAATATCAGTATATGTTAGGTCAGATACGAACTTATCAGTATCTATTACAGGAAATATCCACCCTGCTAAAAACAAAGGAGCAAAATGACAGTGAAGGAACAATTATCAGCATCAAATCAAAAGATAATAACACCAAATAAAACTCTTGTTGGTGTTAAACCCGAAAAGAAAAAAGAAATTGATGAGTCATCAAAACTACCTGAACCAACAGGTTGGAGAATTTTAGTTTTACCTTTTAAACAAAAAGAAAAAACGAAAGGTGGATTAATCCTAGCAGACGAAACAGTAGAACGATCACAAGTAGCATCAACTTGTGGTTTAGTTTTAAGAATGGGTCCACACTGCTATGATAAAGAAAGATACCCAGAGGGACCTTGGTGTAAAAAAGGTGATTGGATTATATTTGCAAGATATGCCGGATCACGAATTAGAATAGATGGGGGTGAGATAAGACTTCTCAATGATGATGAAGTTTTAGCGACCGTGGAAAACCCTGAAGATATATTCCACGAATTTTAACAATCATAGGAGGAACTATGCAAGAAGAAGAAAAGAAAACAGTTGATATTGATACATCGGGTCCGGATGTTGATGTTCAATTGCCAGAAGAAAAAACAGAAGACGTTGTAGAACAACAACCAACAGAGGACAAAACATATGAAAACGAACGTGAAACAAAGCTTGAAGACGGTGGTAGCGCCAGCGACACACCTGAGAAACCTGTGGAGCAATCTGCTGTTCAAGAAGGTGATAAGCAAGAAGACAACAGTAAACAAATTGAAGAGTATTCTGAAGGCGTTAAAAAACGAATAGCTAAATTAACGAAAAGAATGCGTGAAGCTGAAAGGCAAAAAGAAGAAGCTTTACGTTATGCAGATAGTGTTAAAAAGGAAAGAGACCAATTTAAAACTACAGCAGATTCTTTAGATAAAAATTATGTTACAGAAATGGAGGGAAGAATTACTTCTTCTATCGCAGCTGCTCAAGAAAAATTAAGATCAGCTAGACAGAACGAAGATTCTAAAGCTGAAACAGAAGCTTTGGCTGCCATTTCTCAACTTGGTTATGAACAGGGTAAATTAGCTGAATTAAAAACTCAACATCAAATGCAGGAAACGGCTGCAAAAGAAAAACCTGTTGATCAACCACAATTATATCAACAACCACAACAAAGAGCGCAAGCAGCTCCGCCTGATCCAAGAGCAGAGGACTGGGCTGAAAAAAATGAGTGGTTCGGTAAGGATAGTGCAATGACGTATACAGCGTTTGATTTACACAGAAAACTTACTGAAGAAGAAGGCATTGACCCTAGGTCTGATGAATATTATACGGAAATAGACAAAAGAATTCGTTTGGAATTTCCGCATAAATTTGATACACCTAAGGAAAATAAAGTTAGTAAACCTACACAAACCGTTGCCTCTGCAACGCGTAGTCCAAAGACTAACCGTAAACAAGTGAGACTCACATCTTCTCAAGTCGCAATAGCGAGAAAATTAGGTGTGCCATTAGAAGAGTATGCGAAACAACTTATGAACACGAAGGAGGTATAAGCATATGGAAAATAAAAAACCAACTCGTGCGAGCCAAGCTAGAAAAAGTGATTCGACAAAAGTTGAAACACAAGCAAAAACGGTAGCTCCAAAAGAGAGACCAAAAGTTTGGACTCCACCATCGTACTTAGATACGCCCAACGCAGACGAATATCCAGAAGAGGACTTTCCCGTAGTTGCAGACGGCAAATACGCAGGGGTGATCGGGCACGGAGGCCTTGTGCTGACAAGGGTACCAGAGGAGATCGCGCAGCAAAGAACTGAGTATTATATGAAACAAGCTCAGGATCAACAAGCTGCAATTGACGCCGATCTTGCAAAGGAACAGCATAAGAGTATGCCTATCAATGTTGATAGAGATACTCGTGTAACCTTCGGTGGCTCTAAGAAGTCTTAATAGAATTCTAGTCCATCTGAAGATAAACTAAAAATGTCTAAAGGAGGACACTACTATGGCAAATAAAGATGCTGCGTTCGGTTTAAAACCGATCGGAAAAATAGGTCAGAATGCGGACAACAACGGTTTATCGGAATACGATATCGCGGCTAGTGCTACAGCGATTTACTTTCAAGACCCAGTAGAAATTTTAGCTACTGGAACAATTGGAGTAGCTGCAGCAGCAGACACAACGATATTAGGTTCCCTAAACGGTGTTTTCTTCACTGACGCAACAACAAGTAAGCCTACCTTTGCGAATCATTTAAACGCTTCAAACGCGGCGACTGACATCAAAGGGTTTGTAACGGATGATCCGTACCAAAGGTATGAAATACAATCGGACGGCGCAACTGCGGCAGCAGACGTCGGCCTTAACGCTGACTTTGTGTATGCAGCCGGATCTTCACCAGATTATGTATCTAAAGT